AGTATCGTAGTTAATAGATCCTGCATTGAAATCCAAGACTTCCTTAGCGCCTCTGGTAGAGGACGAAACTCTAATAGTACCGTTTACATCTTCTAAAAATGCTTCGAAGTTTACTCCATTAATTGTCACAATAAACAAAGTAGAAGTTAAAGATCCTTTTACAACCTCGTTGCTGAAGTCCAGATTAAAGTCGTTGGTAGCTCCAGTTACAGGAGCAATTTCTTTCACCATTCTAACCTTGGTGTTGTTAGACAGGATACTTTCATCAGCTCCATCAATTGTAGAAAGAAGCTTACTGTATCTAAAGTCTTTATCAAACTCGGAAAGATTGTTAGTACCAAACTCTAAAATCTTATTAGTGACCTCAGTTTTTATTTCATCGAGGCTTCTAGTAGTTTGAGTAGAATTATATCTTACGTCAGATGAAATATCCAATACAATAAACTTAGGATCGGCTGTAATTACTTCAGTGCTGATTGAAGCTTTAGTTTTAAGAAAGTCTACAATCGAGTCCTTTAGGGATTGACTGGCAACTGTTGAATTAAATGGCTTAGGAATAACAACTACCTTACCAAATCTTGGAGGATCCAAGTTCTCTCCGCCCACAACATTTAAAGTTTGAATTGTGGGAAACTTATTCTTAATCAGTGATTTATAATCTTCAACTGTAACAGCCCTATCTTGAGTAGAGAAAACTCTAGGAGCATTGAATCTAATCGAGTCTACTGATTCCCTTTCTGCTCCCAAAGAAGAATTAGCTACTGTTGTGGTTGTAATAGTTACATCCGTAGATGTAAACGTCTTGGCGTTGTTACCTTCTTCTCCTAAAGTATCTCTATATCTAACTCTTACAATGTTTCCTACAGAAAGTCTTTTACCTGTAACGTCATTGCCAAATTCAATTTCATACTTATCAGTACCAAACCCTTGTACAAAAAATACTGGAGAAGTCGGTGTAAGCTCAAATAAGTTTTCTGCTCGTTGGTAAATTGTGTTGGAGAGGTCTGTGGTGCTGTTCTGAACAACAACATCTAAGCTGTCGATGTCTACGTTTGCTGAGGCAATTACAAGTTTAGTATTTGACGAAGTAACATCGAAGAATTCAGTTACAACGTCTCCTTCGAATATAGCAACGTTGTTTGCTATGAATGTTCCTGTTCCATCATTTACTGCAGTTACGTCTTTATCAGTAGAAAATGTTAGAGTGTTTGCTCCAAGAGTTGTTGTGAAGGTAGTAAATTTGTTAATGGTTTTTGTACCATCAGTTACGTTACCCGTCGAAGAAAGATTTACTCTTGCCCTAGAGGAGTTTCTTGATCTAGGAACGAAGTTTAATTCTTTAGCATGAGATACAACCGACTCTTTAAGCTGAGCAGTATCCAAGAAAGATTCTGTACCGACTTGATTAAGATAAAAAGCATTAATGAATGTATTGTATGTGAGAAGGTCAATAACCGTGGCCATGTTAGACCCTTCAAAATCATAGTCTTTAAACTGATTTTGAGTTCTAAGAAATTTCACAAAATCGCTTTTGAGAGTATCAAAATCTAACTCTGCTGTTGAAAGGTAATTATCGGCCATTTATCTTACTCTTTCTAATACTACATTAAGGGTTGCAACCTGCTGACTATTTAGTGGAGAAAATTCAATGATAACATCAAGTTCGTAATTATCAATCCTGTCAGACGAATTAGATACAGTTACGGACAACAACTCTACTCTAGGTTCAAAGTTTAATATTTGAGCTCTAATCTCATCTTCCAAAGCTATCCTTACTAAATCACTATCTGGTTCAAACAACAAGTATCTTACATTAGAACCAAACTCAGGATTAAGTGGACGCTCCCCTTTATTTGTACTGATAATGTTTCTTATGGATCTCTTTATAGACTCAAAATTTTTCAAAGTTACAACATCGTCAGTTACTGGATTTTGAGTAAACTGAGTATCTAGATCAGAGAAGTAAATTTCTTTTACTATAGGACTTTGCATTTGTCTAATCCGTTGTTGACTTTATTCTTCTTTTTTTATTATTAACTGATACACTAACTGTAGGAACTGTTAGGTCTCCGTTATAGATTAATCTATCATATAAACAAAATTCAGATAAAAAATTATATGCATCTTTTACTTGAGCATTAGTAGAATCATTTGGAAAACTAAAAACTACAGCGTTACCTTTTATCTGATCTGCATAGAATGAATCTTGATCTATTCCTTTTACATTAGATACAAAAATCACGCCTGTGTTAATTGTTGGAATACTTCCAACAAATTCTGTAACTGGTTCTAATACTTCATAACATACTCTTTGCATATTTTTATAAACCGTTTCATTATCATATGCATTTCTACTTCTACTAGATCCAGCAGGAGGATTTATTGTCGTTGGAAGCAAAGATGCATCGGTAAACAAAGGCGATAATCTTACTATAGGAGTAGAAGAGTTAGAGAAACCATTCTCACTTGGTATGGAATTTGTAATATCAAATAGATCACTGGGCTCAATAAATCTATTGCGTTGAACAAACTCCAAATCAAATGTAGTAAATTCTGTTATAATTCCAAAAGAAGATTCTGGTGTTACGGATATTCTCATTCTAACTCCTATGGCTCTTCTTCATGTGAATGAGTATCGGCAGCAAACAACTCTCTTATATTTACTCCCTGCAAATATATTTCACCTTCAACATTGAGATCTCCCTTAATAGTGAGGTCACCAATGACTTCTACCTCACCTTTAAGTTCTATTTTAGAAGCCTCGATATATGCATCGCCAGACTTAAGTTTATATCTAGATCCTACTATATGTTCTCTATACTTACTCGACGTTTGTATTACTCCATCATACACGTTTGTTTCATGTACTGGAGTTACTTTGTCACCAAAAGTATCGGGTCTGTTTTTAGTAGTATTTTCCATTTCATGGAGAAATATAGGACCGAGCTGTCTTATTTCAATTCCGCCATTTTTAAACATGGTAAATCTAGCTCTAAGATCTCCAGTCTGAAGATTAATATAATTGGTACCTGGAGTAGTATTGAACTCTATCATAGAGCCATCTAAATGCTTAGTTACTTTATTGAAAGGATATCTAGCCTTAGCATTCGGAGCTACTTTAGAGGGAGGTCTGAGTTGAATATCTTCTCCAGCTCCAAAAGCATAATCAGCATTTGTTTCTTTAGGTAAATCTCTACCGGTACCTCGGGGAGCTGGTGGGGGAGTAAACTTTCTATCTGCCACTTATAAACTCCTGTCCTTCAAAAATTCTAAAATGCTGAAGCCAGCATTAGTAATTTTGTTTAAATCATTTGGCACGTTGATCTCTTTAAAAGAGGTAGACTTAGTGTTGAATGTAAATGTCTCAGCTAATTTTTCTAACGTAACAATTTGTTGATAAGTATATGTTTCATATAAGTTGTCTTTGTTATCTTCATTCTTTGAAAAGCTACTAAGGCACACGACAATATTAGTGGTATTGGTTATTTCTGGATAGAAGTAATTAGTATCGCTCATCTCCACATTAGTAATTACATTACCATCTCTATTCACAAAGAGGTTAAAGGATTTATCTAATGAGCTAATACTTAGATCTCTCAGTACATCAAAAAATCCAAAAGGATTGTCTTGATCGTTTACATAGCCTATCACACTAAACACAAAATTAGGTTTGCCAGTTTTCTCAATACTAAACAATATTTCATTGTTGAGGTTAATCTGATTAACTATTAATCTATTCTTTTTATAATTTTTAACACCGGGATCAAAATTAAAAGATTCTGCATTCATGATAGTTTACCCCAATCCTTGTTCTATTTCTACAGCTCCTTCAGCATAGTCTGGAGTTTGCACTGGAGCTCCAGCTTGACCAAATGAAACTACAGATCCAACATCTCTCATCTGTCTCACAGGAAGTGGTGAATATCCTATCATAGATCCTATTATCACTGGATGTTGTTTATGCCTGTCCAACCAGAATCCTACAACTTGGGAACCTATCTCTACGCCATATAGAGATCCTTGATCGTGAACTCCTCCTACTGTAGTAGGAGCTAAAACTGTGGCTAAAGGCAACTCGGATATAGGAGCATTAAAATCATGAAGCCCCCAGATTCTT